GAGCCGCTTCCTGGCAAACGGCCAGTCGGCCGCAGAGAGCACGAGGTCCCGCGTCGTCGGATAGTGCAGCCGACAGAGTTCCGCCTCGAGCGATCGCTCGTCCGGCTCTTCCACGAGTTTCGAACTCCGCAGGGCGGAGAGCGCCAGGTTGTAAATCTCGGTCACGCTCGACGGCATGTCAGTTCCCGATCGTGAGAATGAACCCCGAGGTCGCATCGCCAACCGTGGTGACGATCTTGATGTAGTTGAAATCGTGCCCAGAGACCCAGGTGGTGATCGTCCCGCTGGTCGTCGTGATCGCCGCGAGCGCGCTCTCCTGGAATGGCGTCGACGTGGCAGAGAACCAGACCTTTGCCGTCTCGTAGCTCACGCCGTCGAGCGAGATGCTCACGGAGGCTATCGTCGTGAACGCCGTCCCGACATTCACCAGCATGATCGTCCGGCCACGCATCGAATCCCGCGGCGTGGTCTTCGCGGCCCGACAGTCGATCACGAACGTCGTGTCCCCGGTTGCTCCGGCGGGCGACTGGAGCATCGTCGCCTGCGCGATGCCGTTCGGCAGGGTCGCGACATTGACGAGCGAGGTGTTGAGCGTGTTGACGGCCATGATGCCTCCGAAAAAGGGCCGGGAGCAGAGGCCCCCGGCCCAGAGTTATCAGACGACAGTCCGATCCTTTCGCGGCCGGCCACGAGGGCGCTTAGCCGGCGCGACTTCCTCAGCCTCGCCACGGAGGTGAGCTTCGAGCGCTCGAGCGCGCTCGAACTCCTGCTGCGTGATGTCGCGCAGTGTCTCCGGCATCGCGCCCACCTCTTGCGGGTATTCGTATTCTTCCCCGGCCTCGAATACACGCCCGTCCGGGAGCCTCGTCGTTGCCGTGGCGACGTACCTCATGCTCAGGCCACCGTAAACCCGGACGTGTACGCCACATTCGCTTGCGGGTCGAGCGTGAGGAAAGCCGACAGCTTCAGCGCCCCGACCGTTCCGGAACTGATGTACCAGAGGCCGAGGTAGCGGAGGTAGGTCGGCTGCGCCGCGGGCACCGTGCCCGGGACAGAGGTCGCGTTGCCTTGTGCCGGAAGCGGCATCTTGATGATTTCCTTCCCGGCGACCAGGTTCGTCGAGACCATCGCCGGAGAGGCGTAGTGGGTCACCGGAGCCGCCGCGAGGGTTGCTCCCGTGTCCGAGACGAGGTTGATCTGAAGCGTTCCCGTACCCGTCCCGGTGACGTCCACCTGGACGACGAGCCAGACCGGGTAACCCGTGGCGAGAGCTTTGGCGAGGTTGATGCCCGCCGGCGACGTGTCGACGACCGAGTCGGAGACCTTCCCGGTGCTGATCGTCGCCGAGGAGCAATCTTGAGAGTCCGAGAACTCAGACAGTTTGTCGAGGATCATCACACACTCCTTACGAAACCTGGGTGACTGAGTTGGTGATCGCGTCCATGAGACGGCACGGGACGCCGAGGTAGCTGGTCTGGATCTGACCCATCGCCGCCTCGATCCCCATGGCTGCGGACGACTTCTCGAGGCCGATCTTCCGAAGCGCGGCGCGGACGGTCCGGTTCATGTAGAACACCGGACGGCACAAGCCGAGCGACGGGATGCGCTCGAGAGCGTCGGACATCAGGTACAGGATCGACGTCCCGGCCGTGATCGCCTGCGTCCCGGTCATCGCCTTCAGGGCTACGGTGTCGATGTTGCAGATGCGGACGCCGTACCGCCAGTCCTTCACCATGAGCCCGCACTTCCAGACGTACCGATCCATGTAGGTGCGGAAGCGAGCCGGAGGGGTCTGGGAGTCGAAGTCATCCTGCTCGCCGAGGTCGAAGTGCTGGAGACCAGCGGTCATGCCTTTCCCGAAGATCCCGGCGACGGTCTGGGAGCCCCAGCCGACGAGCCAGATTTCGGTGAGGTTGGTCGTCCCGCCGGCGCCGAGGGTGTTCTGTGACGTCGCCCCAGTGAGCGAGGGGTAACGGACGCGGAGCCCGTGGAACTGCTCCGGGTTGATGGTCGTGTCGCCCGCCAGTAGCGCGGTGACGAACGACTGGTTCATGGATTCCATGAACGCCATGGACTCCGACAGCCGGAAGGCTGCGGTGTTCCCGTTGAGGTCGGCGAGGTCCTTGTCGACGGAGGCACGCGCCTCCAGCGACCCGACTGAATCGACGACTTGCGCGACGACCGATTTGCTCGGCTGGACGCCGCCGTAGAGCTTTCTCCAGGTGGTCGTCGGAAGGCCGGTGCGGATCGCGGACAGGTTGCCCGTGGGCTGATTGCCCTCGATCCAGAGCATATCGGTGATGACCTCGTTCGATTGGTTGAGCAGTTCGACGATCATCGGGATGTTCGTCCCGTCGAAGCGCTTGCCCCAATCGACGAGCGTCAGAGCGGTTGTTCCGAGAGTTGACATTTACTTCACTCCTGTCCGCGGCTCATCGGGCCGCGGAGTTCGGCATGGTGGGCTTCTGCGCCTTTGCGTAGAAGTCGTCGGCGGTCCATTCCTTCGGCGGGGCTCCGGGGCCTTCCTGCGTCCCGGCCACGGAGTCTTCCTTGATCTTCTGCCCCGCCTTCAGCGCGAACCGCGCGATGGCGATGTACGCCTCATTCGATGTGTCCTTCGCGTCGAGATACTTTTTCAGTTCCGGGCTCCCGAAGGCTTCGATGGCCCGCTGCATCGTCGCGGCCTTCGCCACGGCGTCCGCGCCACCGAGTTCGGGGTCTTTCGCGATGAGGGCCGGCAACTCCGCCTTCGCGCGGACAAGTCCCTCCTCGTACTTCAATATCCCGCTCCTCATGGACTCCATCTGGAACGTCACGAGCTCCTGAGCCGTGTCTTGATCGAGTCCTCGAGCCTTCGCGACGGCGGAGAACGCGGAGATCAACTCGGGCTGAGCGTGCATCCCTTCCGGAATCTTGAAGTCGGCGTACTTCTCCGGCGCTCCCTTGGGGGCCGTGGTGCCTTCCGGCTGGCCCCCAGGAGTCGCTGGCGTTGTCGGTGCTGCGGGCGCGGCCGGCGTTGCCGCCGCGGGAGCCGCGGGTGTCGCGGCGGGTTCTACGACCTGACTCATTGCATCTCTCCTTGCTGAATGTTGTTGGTCGGCTCGGTCCGGCGGCGCTCGATCTCCCGCTCGACGGCGTGCCAGTTCCCCTCGCCCGTCGCGAGGATCACTGACCGCAACCCGTCCGCGATCGACCGGCGGCACTCCGCGAACGCGGCGAGCCGCACGGAATCCGTGAACGCTTGCTTGCGGAACATCCCGAGATCGTCGAGGAGCCACGCCAGGAACCGCTGCCCCTGGACGGACGAGCAGAGGTCCTTCGTGTCCGCAGCGGTTTGTAGTCGGCGGCGCTTGTAGGAGTCCCGAGCGTCCTTACGAACCTGCGGGTCGGTCGCCGGGCCTTCGCGCACTTCCGTCATGGCGCGTTACCCGGCACCGCGGACAGCCCCGGCGGCAACACGGACGACGGCGGGGCGCTCGCGGGAGGCTGCGGGATCTGCGCGGCTAAGCGCTCCAGAGGGTTCCCGGGGACCGGCTGAGTCTCCGCGCCGATCTTCACCGCGGTCGCCGCGTCCTTCAGCGGCTTCGCGGCCTCCGCCATCTGCTGCATCTGATCGGCCTTCGCGCGATCCTCCCGGAGTTTCGCGACGTCCTCTTTCGCCCGCAGAGTCTTCGGGGGCGCTCCGATGGACTTCACGTACTCCGTGTACGCCTCGTCGGCGTCGATGTTGTCGAGCACGGTCGGGATGAACTTCGACAGGTTCGTCCCGAAGGCCATCGACCGCTCGAGCGCTTCCGTCGACACGGCGCGCTGCGCCACCGCGAGCGGCGCCAAGAACTCGAACGACAGCGGAACGTTCTCCAACTCCGGAGGCTTCGGAGGCAACTCCCCGCGGCGCTCCAGGATCGCGATGGACCGGTGAAGCAGCGGCGAGAGCTTCTCCCGCTGCAACCGCTGGATCGTCGGGCCGACCTGGAGTAGCCGCTCCTCCTTCTTCGCCCGGATCTCCTCCGCCGTGATCCCCGACCGATCGTCCTTCGCGATCATCAGGAACAGGTCGTAGAACAACGCCTCGTCGATCTGGTCCTCAATGTCCTTGATCTCGTTCCGAGCCTCGACGAACACCCGGGGGTCGATCAGGATGGCCGGCTCGACTTTGTTGTGCGGTCCGCCCTCGTAATAATTCGTCTCCCCGGGGAGCATCGTCACCCCGCCCATGTCGCGAAGCTCCCGCGGCGCGTTCGTCGGAGGGTTGACGAGCTTGTCGAGCGCCTGGAGGCGCCGGTCCTCGAACTTCTGCAAGCCCATCGCGGCGCCGAGCGCGTCCGCCGCCGGAGGCGACCCGTAAGCGTCCTCTCCGGTCTTCTCCCACCGGGAGACCATCACCGGGAACTCGTTGTACCCGGACTCGAGCAAGTAGGAGTCCTGGTTCCCAGCCTCTTCGTACCAGCACGAAGCGTAGGGCATCTGCCCGGCGTCGCGATACCCGTACTCCCGATCGCTTCGCGGCGTGACCCCGTGGACCACCGCGAACTTCTGGTGGTAATTGTTCCGCTCCCAAGCGCTCTGGACGACCTCAGAGCAGTTCGACAGCCCGAACCGCGTGACCATCTGCCGGACGGTCAGCGTCGTCCGCTTGTACCAGGTGTCGACCTCGAGCCGCGCGGAGTTCTGCACGACGAACGAGCCCACCGGGTCGACGTACCCGCGAATCAAGTCGCGATCGTCGTCCTCGACGTACAGCGACGACACCCCGAACACCACATCGTCCCCGAACGACTCGTGCGCGGCGTCGTAGATGTTCGTCCGGGCGAACGTCTCGAACATGATCTGCTGGACGTCGTACAAGTACGGCTTCACCGACCGGAACTTCGACAGGTCGGGGTCGGGCGTGATGAGCCCGAACCACGGCCGGGCTTGCGGCATCAGGCCGCCCATCAGCCCCGCCCGGGCCACCCGGACGGCCATCAGCGCGCGGTTCCTCGCGTTCTTACTGTTGCGCTTCGGCTTATTCGCGTCGGAGGCCAGAAAGCGGCTCCGCCTCACCTGGAAATAATCCGACAGGTCGCGGAACCACGCATCCCACCACGCGCGCTCGTCCAGCAGCGCCGCGTACTCTTGACGCGCCAGCGCAGGCCGGGAAATCTCCGGCTTGCGCGCCATGGCGAGGCCGGCCACTACGCCGCCATCAGCGTCGGCGAAGTGAAGCTCGTGTCGCCCACGCCCGTCCCGGTCAGGATCGTCGATCGCCGTCCGTACAGCGCCTTCTGCCGGCGCAACTCATTCTGGCGCGCCGCGATCACTTGTGCGTCCTCAGCGCCCGGCGCGGGCGCCGGAGGAGGGATGAACGCCTGCGGCTTAGGCATGTGCATTAGTGCACCTCGACGCTTCCGTCGTCGTTCAGGTACGTGTAGTACGGCGTCAGCGGGGCGCCGCGAGGGTCGATCAGCCGCGCGTCCACCCGAGCGTTTAGCTCCGCGGCTTTCATGTCGAACAACTGCCGAAACGAGTCCCCGCCGCAGGCGTCTCGGATCTGGAAGAGCTTGAGCTTCATCTCGTCATCCGCGTTGTCGACCACCCATCGCAGGAGCGACCTCCCGGTCCACGAGACGCCCAACTCCAGGGGCGGCACCGGCATCACAAGCGTCATCCGCCGCGTCTCGCTCACCGCGTCACCTCCACTTCGGGTCGAGCGGATCGTATTCGTTCGATCGCTTCGTCGTCGTCGTCGTCGCGAACACCATCGAAGGCGGCGCGATCGGGAACGCGAACGTGCACGCGATCGCGTCCGCGATGTCCGGCGAGGGCATGTTCCGCGCCCGCATGTCCTCCTTCGACTCGAGCTTGAATCGCCCCTTGGCGTCCCGATAATCGAACTCGGTCGAGCACAGGTCCGCGAGCAGCGCCGTGTCGTTCGGGATCGCGGCCCCGGACACCAGCCAGTCCCGCATCGCCACCCACATCTCCGCGCGTTTGTTCTGGAACCGCTTGTCCGACGCCCCCGACCCGAAGTCCACCCCGTGCACCGGCCACCGCGTCCGCTTCAGGCCGTCGCCGCTTGGGCTTCTGCACGCGCGCCTCGCCCGACGTCATCAGGAACAGGGCGTTTCCCGG